CAAATATGGCAGTCATCATAACACAATAGAATTGAAAGCGGCGAAAACAATAACAGAATATTATGCAACCTTGTATCCTGGTAAAGTTGAAAGAATGAATTTAGACTTGTCTCCTGTTTTTAATGGTATGCAGTGTGTTTTCTTGATGCCAGATAAGAAAATACCAGAAGGTCGTTATGCAGAAGACAATATCACTCAAACAGTTGTACCCGCTCGTAATTTGGTGTTTATCTCTGCAATGGCCGCGATTGCTTGTTCTCGAGGTATTCCACATGTTGCAGTAGGCATCCATTCCAATGATTCTGTTGTTTATCCTGACTGCCGTTTTGGTTTTTTTAAGGCAATAGATAAAGCAGTAAATGAAGCTACAGAAGGTCAAGTATCAGTGCTTGCACCTTTTGTTAAGAAAACAAAGGCGTATATTGTGAAGTTTGGAGCAACACTTGATGTTCCTTTTCATCTAACAAGAACTTGCTATACTGAAAATGAAATAGCTTGTGGGAAATGTGGAAGTTGTCAAGATAGAATTGAAGCATTTAAGAAAGCAAAAATATCTGATCCAATTAGGTATGCACATGACTAGACACGAGGATTTAAAAATAGAAAACAATATAGCTGAAGTTATGCAATATATTGGAGAAGACGTTACTCGTGAAGGACTTCTTGAAACACCTAGTCGTGTGCGGAGAGCACTTCTTGAAATCTGTGCAGGATACAGAATGAATCCGAAAGATGTTTTTAAAACGTTTGATTCAGACGGGTACGACCAAATTGTGCTTCTTAGAAATGTACATTTTTTTAGCATGTGTGAACATCACATGCTACCTTTTTATGGAACTGCATCAATAGCATATATTCCAGATAAAAGGGTAATTGGTATTTCTAAGTTGGCACGATTGCTTGAAATTTATTCAAAACGATTACAGATACAAGAACGTCTATGTGAACAGGTTACAGGAGATTTGGAAACTTATCTTCAGCCTAAAGGTTCTGCTTGTATTATTAAGGCTACGCACATGTGTATGAATATGCGAGGAATAAAAACACGTGATGCGGAAATGGTTACTTCAAGTCTTAAAGGTGCATTTTTGAATGAACCTTCTTGTAGAATGGAACTTTTTAATTTGTTGAAGGGAGAATAAAATATGTTTGATGACGTTTCTAGATTGACTAAACTAGGTAACAAAAAGAAGTATGATAGGTACAGCAATCCAACCACAGCTCTTCTTGAAACATTTCCAAATCAGTACCCAGAACGAAATTATTTGGTTGAGTATGTTTTTCATGAGTTTACCAGTTGTTGCCCAAAGACTGGAGCGCCAGATTTTGCTGTAATGACTGTTCGGTATATTCCAGATAAATTTTGTATTGAAACAAAAAGTTTGAAAGAGTATTATATGGCATACAGAAATGAAGGATGTTTTATGGAGACGCTTACCAATAAAATTCTGAATGATCTTGTTCAGGTTTGCAATCCAAGAAGAATGGAAGTAATTGCTTGCTTCAATCCTCGTGGAGGTACAGATATCAATATAAAGGCAGAATACGTACAATCTGGATTCAAAGAATAGTAATTGGAGTGATTTGATGAAGCCCATTACCTTGTACTTCGCCGGAAGTGAATCAGGTATAGAAGGTGGACTTCAGAACTCAAAAGAACTGGGCTTTGGGATACAGCATAGGCTAACATCTTATCTGTATCCCAAAGAATTTTATCAGTGGTTGAGATACTCTGAAGGAGAGCCCGGAAGTGTCATACTTGATTCTGGAGCATTTTCAGCATGGAATAATAATCAGTCTATCAATATTGATGAATATATTGCTTATTGTAAGAAAGCAATTAAAGTAGGTTCTGAAAGCGGTAAAGAAATTCACGTTGTTAATCTTGATGTTATCCCAGGTAAAGTAGGAGAGTCTGCAAAACTGTCAAAACTAGACAATGGTGAAAATGAAATAATTATCAATAAAGCCGCAGAAGAAGGTTTTGCAAATCTTATTCATATGAAAGAGGAAGGGATTACACCAATACATGTTTTTCACCAAGGTGAAAATTGGGAGTATTTACATCGTATGGTTGAACAAACAGATTATATTGGAATCTCTCCTGCAAATGACTTGAGTGTTCGTTCACGTGTTTTTTGGATGCTTTCTGTTTTTGAGTATATGTATGAAAAGAAAATAGAAGTTAAAACACATGGTTTTGCTGTTTGGATGCTGCCTGTTCTTAAGCATCTACCTTTTACAAGCTGTGATGCCGCAACTTGTGTTTTACTTGCGGCACATGGAGGGTTCTATTATCCAATAGGTGGGTTTAAGAATCCTCGTTATGCAGAAGCACCTTTCACGTATCATCCAGGTTCAAGAAAGTCAACAGAAGGAATAGGAAATTTTACTCCAGAAATTGTTAAGATGTTTAATGCAGATGGTTATTCTTTTGATTCTTTACAGGATTGGAAAACACGAACAGAAATAAATATACGTTATGTTAAAGGTTTAGAAACATGGGTTAATCAATATAGACCTACCTTTGAGTTTCGACCAAGAATTAAATTATTTTAAGGAGTGGTTTTAGTGCATAGAATACAGTTGCTAGAAGCTCTGGAATTTGTTTTCAAAGGAATTACAGCAAAAGAATTGTTTGAGCAATCAGCTTCTTTTGTTTTTTCTGGAGGACGAATTTACTCTTATAACGATGAAGTCAGCATGTCCTATCCTTTGCGTGATTGTGATATTGAAGGTGCTGTAAAAGGAGAGGAATTTTATAAGCTGGTTTCTAAATTGAAAAAAGATAAGTTAGAAGTTGAAGAAGAAGAGAATATACTTAAAATTCAGTGTGGACATGCGAAAGCAGGTCTGTCATTCAGTTCGGAAATAAAACTACCATTTGACAGTATTCAGTATGAAGGTGCTTGGGAACCCATTCCTGATGGTATGCTTGATGCAATGAAGTTCGCATCTATTGCTTGTTCAGATGATATGAGTAGGGCTGTTTTAACTTGTATTCATATTTCTAAAGAAGGATACATAGAAGCATCTGATTCTCTGCGTATTATTGTTCATAAGATAAAAGGAAAGTGGAGACTAGGAGATTTTCTCATTCCACATTCTTCTATGGATACTTTGTATAAGTACGCTAAAGATGTGATTGAAGTTGCTTCAAGTGATAACTGGATTCATTTTAGAACAAAAGAAGGAGCAGTATTTTCCGCACGTACTTTTAATGGAGACCGTTTTCCTGATGTTCAAAATCATGTCAATATTGAAGGAACAAATGTTGAATTTCCAAAACAAGTAATTGAAATAATTGAAAGGGCTTCCATTTTTGCTACTTCCAGTCAAAAAGATTTACTTGTTTTTCCTGAAGTAGCTATGCACTTTATGGATAATAAGATGACAGTTTCAAGTTCATCAAATATAGGTTGGTTTGAGGAAATTGCGCCTATTAAGTATGATGGACCTGAAATTGAATTTGTAATTCATCCAGATCTTTTCCAGGATATTGTTTGTAAAATTAAAAACTGTCTGCTTGGAGAACGTTCTATCTTGTTTGAGGGGGAGAATTGGAAATACGTTGTAGCCATGCAAGTTAGAACTTCTAAAAAGAAAAACGGTAAGAAGTAATGTATGGTTTCTTTTCAGAAGAACAAGTAAAGACAGTAAAGCGTCCCGCAGGAAGAGTTCGAACATGCGCCTCCTGCGGGAGGTACCTTTTGTGTGAAACACCAAGATTTGCTTCATTTGGAGAAGGTAAAAAAGGAATTGTTATCGTTCTTCCTTACCCAACAGAAATGCAAGATACAAAGAAGGATGTGCTTTTTAACCAAAATGTACGATACATAAGCAAAATATTTGCGAAGAAAGGTATTGATCTTGCACGAGACTGCACTACTTTGTTTTCGGTGGCATGTTTTAGCCCCAAAAAAGTAATACCCCTTCCTGAGCATATAGAAGCGTGTAGACCACGACTTCTTGCTGAATTGAAATCATTAGCACCCAAACTTATTTTTCTGTTTGGTGACGCTTCTATTAAATCTGTTATTGGAGATCATTGGCATAAAGATTTTGGTAAAATAGAAAAATGGGTTGGTTGGATAATACCCGATCAAGAATTAAATGCATGGGTGTGTCCTTTAGAACTTCCTGATGTAAGACTTGAAAGTGAAGAACAATCTACTTTATTTCATATGTATTTAGAGCAAGGGCTTTCTAAATTATATGAACCTATGCCTTATATAAAACCTGAATTTGAACTTTATACTGAAGAGCAGGATATTTGTAAATCGTTAAGACGAGTAAATAATCTTGCTGAGCGACAGTATTTGTTAATGGCATTTGATTATGAAACAACAGGATTAAAACCGCATAATGTTTTCAAGCATAAAATTGTTTGCATGTCTTTTAGTTATAGGTGGAATGGAGAACAAAAAACATATTGTATTAAAATGCCAAAAACAGATACAGGAAAAGCAGAACTTAAAAAACTTCTTACGAATCCTTTAATAGGTAAAATAGCACATAATATGAAGTTTGAGGAAATGTGGACTAAAAATATTTTAGGATATAATGTTACTCCATGGGTTTGGGATTCTCAACTTGCCGCACATATTTTAGATAGTCGAGACATGGTGTCTGGTCTTAAATTTCAAACATATGTTAATTTTGGTATCGCTGGATATGATGATGAAGTTTCAATGTATTTAAAAGGTGTTGATTCAAAAGATGGTAATAGTTTAAATAGAGTTCTTGAGTATATTGCACGAGAAAGAAATTATTTAACACTAATGAAATATTGTGCTTTTGATAGTCTTTATACATTGGCACTTGCAGAAAAACAGCAAGATACAATTTGCGGGGAGGCTGAAGAATAATGATACCTATGCAACTTGAAGCATATAATTTATTTCATGAAGGTGTGCTTGCTTTATCACGAGCGCAAGAACATGGTATGTGTATTGATGTGGAATATTGTGAACGAAAAAAGAGGCAACTTACACATAAAATTGAAAGATATAAATCAGAATTTGAAGCGTCTAAATTGTTTATTAATTGGACAAAGACATATGGTGCTAAAACGAATATAGATTCTTCCACGCAATTAGCGCATATGTTATACGATGTTATGAATATTACACCTGCCAAAAAAACAAAAAAGGGTAGAGGATCAACGGATGATGATGCTCTTTCTCGTTTAGATATTCCTGAAGTTAAGATGCTTTTAAAAATGAAGAAACTTGTTAAAGTTCGTGATACATATCTTGAAGCTTTTTTACGAGAACAAGTAGACGGTATTCTGCATCCATTTTTTAATTTGCATACAACGAAAACATTTAGATCTTGTGTGGCTAAAGGATCAGATGTTTACGTTCCTTGTCTTGAATTTAATCCTTTACGCACATGTAGAACAAAGAAGATAGAAGAAATTCGTAAAGGTGACGTTGTTTGGTGTGCAGTAGGAGATACTTTTCATCGTTCTAAATTTGTTTGCGGTGAAGTTGCTTGGGCAGGAAAAACGGGTCATCGTAAAGTACTTGCACTTACATTTTTAAATACAAAAACACAAGAAGAACATGTAATAAGAGTTACTCCAGAACATAAAATAATGGACGAAATCTTTCCATTAGGTGTTCCTTCTAAATTTAAATGGAAAGAAGCAAAAGACTATAAAATATTTGATGAACATTTAGGATGTTCAATAATGCAAGTACCAGAAATAGAGTACAGGTATCCTTCTTTTATATTTAATATAATTCAATCTGAATTAAATTTATCTTTTACTACGTATGTTTGTGTAGAGATTTTAGAGGAACAAGAAGAAGTAGATGTTTACGATATTGAAGTTAAAGGAATTCATAATTTTATTGTTAATGGCATTGTTGTTCATAATTCAAGTGAACGCATTAATTTTCAAAATATACCTAAACGAGATAAAGAAGCTATGAAAGTTACAAGAGGAGCGATTTATCCAAGTAAAGGTTTTCAGTTAATGGAGTCAGACTTCAGTTCAATGGAAGTTCGTTTGTCTTGTGCATATAATAATGATCCTGTTCTTAAAAAATATGTAATGAATCCAGAATCAGATATGCACGGAGATATGGCAGAACAAATTTTCTTTATTGATAAATTGAATTTAAAGAATCCAGGACATAAAATATTAAGACAAGCGGCTAAGAATGGGTTTATATTTCCTCAGTTTTATGGAGATTATTATGTTAATTGTGCAGAAAATGCAGGTCATAAATGGGGGAAGTTGCCTAAGGGTAAATGGAAAAAGACAGATGGAATAGAATTAGCAGAAGATTTTATGCTTGCGGAACATTTAATGTCTCATGGAATTAAAAAGTACAGTGATTTTGAAGATCATATGAAATCAATTGAAAAAGATTTTTGGGGAAGAAGATTTAGAGTTTACCAAGCATGGAAAGATACTTGGTGGGAAGATTATCAGCGTAAAGGATATATTGATTTACTTACTGGTTTTCGTCGGACAGGAATAATGACTAAAAATGAATGTATAAATACACCTATACAAGGAACAGCTTTCCATTGTTTGCTTTGGTCCTTTATTCAAGTTGATAAAATAGCAATACAAGAGAAATGGAAAACAAGATTAATAGGACAAATACATGACTCAATGGTTTTTGATTTACATCCAGATGAATATGAACATGTAAAAGAAGTTGTACATAGAATTTCTTGTGAAGATATTCGAGAGCATTGGAAATGGATTAATGTTCCTCTTGAAATAGATATTGATTTATATCCTGTTGATGGATCTTGGTATGAAAAGAAAGGAGTGTAGTCAATGAAAGTAAGTGAAGTTATTAAGATTTTGAGTTTTTGTCAAGATATGGAAAATACAGAAGTTTTTGTTTATGGTGAAAAAGATGAATTTGTCCCTCTTACTTCTTTAGAAAGGCGTGCATTTAAGAAGATTTCCAGTACAGGTGAAAAGAAAAAGATTTATAAATATGTTTTTACGGAGAGTGAAAAAGCTAATGACTGAAAAGAAATCTATTGATTTATATGAAACAGGTTTGAAGGTTTCGTTTGATGATTTTATTACAGCGGATAAACATTTGCGTGAAGCAATAGACACAACAATTGAACAATTTCTAGATCTTTTTGCAGAAAAGACAGGTTGTAAAATTTCTTCTTTGCGTTTTGATAACGACAAAGAAAAAACATGTTCAATTATTTATATGATTATAGACGAGGATGGTGCTCCGCATTATGTCACTTTATCATAAATACAGACCAAAAACACTTGAGGAAATTTGCGGAAATACAGAAGTTGTACAGACGTTAGAAGCAGTACTTTCCAAAGAGGAAAAGCCACATGCCTATTTACTGACAGGACCTACAGGAACAGGAAAGACAACAGTTGCTCGTATTATCGCGAATAGATTAGGTTGTGTTGGTGGTAGTTTTCAAGAAATAAATGCCGCAGATTTTAGAGGTATTGATACTATACGAGAAGTAAGGCAAGCATCAACATATCAACCTCTAGAAGGTAATTGCAGAGTATGGCTTTTTGACGAGGTCCACACAACAACAAATATTGCACAATCTGCTTTGCTTAAACTGTTGGAAGATCCTCCAAAGCATGTTTATTTAATTTTAGCAACAACAGATCCTCAAAATTTATTACCTACAATTAAAGGAAGATGTTCTATTTTTGAAATGAATCTTTTAACAGATAAGGAGATGTATCGTCTTTTAAAAAGAACAGTAATTGCAGAAGGAGCAACACTTGATAAAGCTGTGTACGAGCAAATAATTCAAGACAGTTTGGGTCACCCAAGAAATGCTTTGCAGATACTTGATTCTGTATTATCTGTTGATTCTGAATTACAGTTATCTGTAGCAAAAAAATCAGCAGAAGTTCAATCACAAGCAATTGAATTATGTCGTGCTTTAACGAACGGACATACACCTTGGAAAAAAGTATCTACAATTTTAACTGGTTTAAAAGATCAGCAAGCAGAAACAATTAGGCGAGCTGTTCTTGGATATTGTCAAGCAATTTTGTTAAAGACAGAAAATGATCATGTTGCTTTCGTAATGGAACAGTTTATTGAACCGTTTTATAATTCAGGATTTCCAGGTTTAACTTATGCCTGTTACACTGTAATTAAAAGCTAATTCTCCTTAAATGAAACACATTTTAACAGTATAATATAATATGCAACTACGTAAAAAGGGAGGGTACAAAATATGCGTGAAAGCAATTATGCAGATGATATGAAAATTGATGATTCAGCATTAGATATTGAGTGGTTGGAACAACCTAAACTCATGTTTAAGTACGCTAAATTGTCAGCAGAAGCAAAAATGGATCTTGACAGAGCAAAGGATAGGTTAGATCTTGTTAAGGCAGAAGTTGATAGTTGGATACGGAAAGATCCTGCGGCATTTGCAGTTGATAAGATAACGGAGTCTGTTGTACTTAATACGGTGATTAAACAAACAGAGTATATTGAGGCACAAGAAGCGGTTCTTAATGCCAAGTATAATTTTGATGTTGTACGTGGTGCCGCTGAAGCTGTTAATGCAAGGAAAGACGCACTTGAGAATATGGTAAAGTTATATGGTATGCAGTATTTTGCAGGTCCAAAAGTGCCGCATAATCTTTCTGAAATGCGCCAAAGGAAGTCAGAAGTAAATGAACAAAGAGCAAGCAGTAAAGTTGCAGAAAAAATGAAAAGGAAAAGGGAGGAATAATTATGGCAAATCGTTTTTCTCGGGAGGAACAAAAGTATTTTCTAGAAAGGATTCAAGTTATTGCTAATGAAAAGAAAACAGCAATAGGACAAGAGTATGTAAAAGAGGATATTTCTATTCCTAGGAAGTACGAGCTTATTATGACAAAACAGGTTCAATTTCAAATGCCGACATTGGAAGATCTTATTGAAAATCAGTGGAGGCATTTGCTTGAATGTTACGATTTTACCCCATTTTTGGAAGAACCCAATACCGATGGTCTAAAAGGAAAACGTAAAGAAGATGTTACTATTGAAGCTAGACGTTTGTGTGATATGCTAATGACAAACGAAGTACAGATGCGAACTGCTTTTCTAACTGAGTTAGGAGCTTTTACAAGGAGGAAATACTAAATGGTAGCAAATTCACTTATCGCACTTGCAGGCATCGCTGTTGTCTGTCTCACATTTTACTTTGTTTTTCCAGTTGTTGTTTTCCTTACTGTTAAGATGTATTGGAATGCCAAGTTCCAAGCATTTTCAGAATCATTTTTGGAGTCAAGTGCGAAAAGTGTAGTTATTCGAGATCTAATAAACAGAATAGCAAAAAACTAAGGAGGAGAAATAATGAAGAAAAACAAAGGCAAGAAACAGAGTATGTGGAAGAAGGCTGTATCTGTTGATACAGAACGTCAGAAGAAACAAGCATCAAAGATGGGGTATTTTGTTCTCCCTAAAAATGTTCGTCTGTTTAAAGAAACACCTGGCAGTAAAGTTAAGATGGATTTTCTTCCATACATTGTAACAGATCCTAACCACCCTGATAAAAATGCAGAATATGGAATTGCTGAAGTTGGACAGCAGTGGTATAAACGACCGTTTAAGATACACAGAGGAATAGGTGTATCAAATGAATATGTTGTTTGCCCAACATCCGTAGGTAAGAAATGTCCAATTTGTGAGTTCCGAGCAAAAAGACAGAAGGAAGGAGCTCCTAAAGAAGAGCTTCAGGCGCTCAATGCACAGAGCCGAAATCTATATATTATTATTCCAAAGGGTGTTAAGGATTTTGAAGAAGTTCCTCATGTTTGGGAAATGTCTCAGTTCTTGTTCCAGGATAAATTGAACGAAGAAATTGAGGAAGATGAGGATAATGCTTGCTTCCCAGATCTTGAAGAAGGTAAAACGCTTCGTATCCGTTTTACAGAAGAAGTATTTGCAAAGAATAAATACGCAGGGATAGGTCGTATTGACTTCCAGGAAAGAGACGAAGCATATCCTGAAAGTATTCTTAAAGAAGTACCTAACCTCGATGAAGTTTTGCAGATACTTTCGTACAAAGAACTTGAAGCTAAGTTCTACGAAGTTGAACCAGGAGATGAAGACGAGGATGAAGATGATGAAGGAAAACACAAATCTTCTAGCAAATCGAAAAAGCATCAAGTTAAATCTCTTGATGACGACGAGGAAGACGATACTGTTGACGATGATGATGACGACGAAAAACCTACTCCAAAGAAACGAGGTCGTTCTTCAAAGCCCGTCGTCGAAGAAGACGATACTGTTGACGATGATGATGACGAGGAACCTGTTCATAAAAAACGAGTTCCTGCTAAAAAAGTTGTAGAGGAAGAGGAAGAGGAAGACGACGAAGAGGATTCTGAGGATGAAGATGACTCCGATGAAGATGACTCCGATGAAGATGAAGATCTTGAAGACGAAGAGGAAGAAGAAATTCCAAAAGGCATGGTCAAAATTAAATGTATTGCTTGCGGAGGTTCTGGAAAGAGCTCAAAAGGCGGTGTTTGTTCTCCTTGCAAAGGAAAAGGTTATAAACTAGTTCCAGCCAAGAAAGCACCTGTTGTTGAAGATGATGATGACGATGATGACGCTCCTGTAGCAAAGAAAGGCAAAGATAAAGGGAAGGATAAGAAAGTAAAAGAAGGAGCAAAGAAATGTCCGTACAGACATGAATTTGGGGAAGACAATGATGCCTTTGATGAATGTAGCGGTTGTAAGTTGTGGGATGATTGCTACGAAGCCAGTGAGTAACTCCTAAATCCTCTTTCAAGGGCAAGGATTTATTTCCTTGCCCTTTTTATTACTATCTAAAAAGGAGTGGCAAAATGAGAACAAAATTAGCTGATGAAAGAAAAGAAGCAATAGAAACACCTGAAATAGAACAACTTGAATATGATGAAAACTCTCCTAGAGTCTCCACAGGTTCGACACTATTAGATCTTGCCATATCTGGTGATACTTTTTATGAAGGAGGATTACCAGGCGGTATTTTTGTGGAAATATTTGGACCTTCAGGAGCCGGTAAAACTGTTGTACTTTGTCAAATAGCAGGTAACTTGTTTAAGCAAGGTGGAAAAATATTGTTTAGAGATCCTGAAGCAAGATTAAACGCTCAATTTGCAAAAATGTTTGGTATGGATATTGAGGAAATTATTTATGATACACCAGACACCGTAACAGAAGTATTTGAACCTATACGTAAATGGAAACCTGAACCAGATGATAAATTGCATGGTGTATTTATAGATTCGATGGCGGCATTGTCCACGGATATGGAAATGGATGGAACAGATAAGATGGGTATGCGCCGGGCAAAAGAGTTCAGTGAATCAATGCGGAAGGTATGCCGAGTAATTACCCAAAAAGGATTTTTAGTAGTTGGATCAAACCAGGTACGGCAAAACATGGATGCAGGTCCTTATGGGGAAAAGGAAGTCAGTCCTGGAGGAAAAGCCCTTGCTTTTTATGCTTCTGTTAGACTCAAATGTAGTAACCCTAAAAAATTAAAAGTTAAAAAAATGTTCCATGGAAATGAAATAGAACGTGTTGTTGGTGTTTGCACTGAAATTACAGTCGCAAAGAATTCTGTTAATAAGCCTTATCGTTCTGCTTCAATAACAATTATATTTGATTATGGGATTGATGATGTCCGAGATAATTTAATATATCTTAAAAAGATGTTGGGTGCTTCCACGTATATTCTTGGTGGAGAGAAAGTAGGCAAAAGTCTTGAACAAGCAATTAATCATATTGAATCAAATAATTTAGAAGAAGCTTTGAAGGCTGAAGTTATTGAAGTTTGGCGTGAAATAGAATCACAATTTGATTCAAAACGAAAGGAGAAAAATTAATGGGCTATCTTGAGGAAAAATACACAGAAGAATATTATCTTCATCGCAAATATAATCCAGATGGTTCTTATACGCCTTTGAATTATGGTGTGCTTGGTATCGAAGAATTTATGGAAGGAAAAGTCCCTTGCCGTGTTTGTAATTTTTTAAATGGGATTAATTTTATAAATTCACATGTTTTGGATATTGGTTTTGGTAGAGGAGAAGCTTTAAAGTATGCTCGTGTTCAGGGTGCAAGAAGATGTTTTGGGATTGACTTTTCTCCAAGTGCTGTCAGTATTGCAAAAGAATTTTTAGGTCCAAATACACCTAATTGCGTTATACATTTGATTTGCAGTGATGTACTAGAATTTCTTCCATATATGCATTCAGGAACTATAGATGTTGTTATTATGCTTGATGTTATAGAGCACTTGCCTAGGACCGAAGCTGAGGCGGTTCTCGCACATGTAAACCGCATACTTACTAAAGACGGTATACTTGCCATCGAAACACCTTTCTATGCCGTAAATGAGGATCTAATAGCACAAAACGGCGTGTATATAGACCCGTCACCTACCGACTTAATCCCAGAAACAAAAGGTATGCATTGCAATAAATTCACTAAAGAAAGATTTGAGGAAACACTAGCAAGGTGTTGGTTTAAAAAGAAAGAAGGATTCTCCAATCTTTATGTAAAGGAATATAACAGTTAATGGTTATTTCTGTTGCTTCACGCAAAGCGAAAGGGCGTCGTCTTCAGCAATGGGTTGCTAGGAAAATTAGTGAACTAACAGGGTTTGAATGCGGAGTTGATTGTGAAATAGAATCAAGACCTATGGGACAAAATGGACCTGATATTCGTCTTGAAAAGAAAGTACTTGCAGTTTTTCCTTTTTCTGTTGAATGCAAATCACAGGAAACATGGTCTATTTCTTCTTGGATAGAACAAGCAAGTAAAAACATTTATCCAAATACAGATTGGTTGCTTGTTATGAAAAAGAATAAACAGAAACCTTATGTTTTACTTGAAGCAGATTTGTTTTTTGATTTATTGAAAAAGATAACGGACAATGAAGGAAAGGAAAAATAATGTTTGAAAAATTAAAGATACAGAATTTTCAATCTCATAAAGATACTGAATTTGATTTTGTTCCTGGTATCAATATTATTATAGGAACATCAGATTCAGGAAAGTCTGCTGTATTTAGAGCTTTAAAATGGCTTATGTACAACAGGCCTGTGGGTGATGCTTTTTGTTCTTATTGGTCTGATAAACAAGCAAGAGTAGAATTACAGTTAGACGATTGTACAATTGTAAGAGAACGTGAAAAAAGCAAGCAGTTATATGAACTTGATTCACTTGCTTTTACAGCTTTTAAAACAGAAGTTCCAGAAGAGATAGTACGTGCATTAAATATGGGTGAAGTTAATTTCCAACAGCAGTTTGATAGACCTTTTTTGCTTGATATAAGTTCAGGAGAAGTTGCGCAATATTTTAATAAAATAGCACATCTTGAAAATATAGATAAAGCATTAAAACTTCTGCATAGTAAAGAAAGAACAGCAAAACAAAATATTGAGCGTTATACAGAAGATAAAGAAAAGTCAGAACAAGAACTTGAAAAGTATGCTGATATAGATATTATAGATAGACAGTTATCTATCTGTGAAAAGATAGACAGTTATCTATCTGTTGTTGCAAACGAAATAGATAATATCAGTTCTATAATTTCACAAGTGGGGCAACTTCAAGATCAATTAAGTTCTGAAAAAGTTGTTAATTCTCTTTTAGAAGAAATAAAAGAAATAATTACATACGAAACAGAGCAAGAACAGTTTGCTTCTTTACTTGAACCTTATTATGCTGTTGTTGAACAAATTGAGGAATTAAAAGATGTTGATGCTTGTTCTGTACTGCTTGATGAAATGATAGGAATTGCACAAGGTGTCCGCGAAGTAAATACTGTAATTACTCAAATTGAATCTGATAAAACTGCGTTATCTTCTGTTAAAGAAACAATCCTTTCTGTTATTGGTGAAATTGTTAAATTAGAAGAAAAACTCAAAGAAGAAATGCCTTCCATTTGTCCTTTATGCGGAAATAAAGTTTAAAAAGAATAAAGAAAATAGCTTTACACGGTTATATGAACAGTATATAATATTATTATACACAGTATAAAAGGAGGATATTAATAATGAAGATGTTTAAAATTATTTGTATTGCTGTTTTTCTTACAATTCTTTTTGTATTAGGTAAAACGTTAGATTTCTTTCCAAACATTCCTTGGTGGGCGGGCTTGATTCCTTTAGCAATTATCTATATTTTTATTACAATTTGTATTTTTTCAATTGTAATATACGACAAAATTATGTCAAAGAAAGAAGTGAAGAAATAATGCAAAATATTGTGAATGGTAAAATTATTAAAACTGAATTAGGTACAAAAGATATTCCTGTCTTTACTTGTTCCTTGTGGATTGAAATGGAGAGTGGTGGTTGTTCTTTTGGTGGGTATGCTCTTGATACTTATAATAAAGAAAAAGGGGAACGAGTAGGAACAGCAATTGGTTTTAGTGCGATAATGAAGTTAATGGAAGTTCTTGAAGTTGGAAACTGGGAAGATCTTAAAGGAACCTATGTGCGTTGTAAAATTAATGCAGACACATCAATATGTGAAATTGGTCATTTAATGAAAGATAAGTGGTTTTCTTTTGGTGTGTTCTTTGCGGAAAATATAGGAGAGTAAATTATGAGTTATTATAAAAGGCGTGAAACAGAAATTCGTAAAGCAATTGAAGAAGCACGTAGGTTTATTTCCAAAGCAGAGTCAACTTTAGATGCAATGATGAAAGATGAACCAAGGGATGGTGTTTATTACTATTGGAATAAAGAACATGCGGCAATGAAAAGAGCTTCACTTGATTTGCAGGGAGCTTTAATTAAGTTGAGAAAGCCGTTGCTATAATGAATAAAATTTCGTTTAAAGAAGTACTTACAATATTTGGTATATTGACTGAATTGGCCAGTTTTATTGTTTCTTTTCATTTTTTGAAACAAGGAAGAGTAGATCTAGCAATCTTTTTTATGTTGGTAACTATTTGTTTGAAAA